AGACTATACCATCGATATAGTTATCATCTAAATTTAATTTTCGTGTATTATCAAACAGTGATGTGGATATGTTTATTCTTTTATTTCCAAATATTGATGCTGAAATACCTAAATTTAAATCATTATTTAAATTTATTTCATATGTATTTAATGCTTGCATAGTTGCATACTCACACGCATCAACGCCTATTAACTCACTAATGTTAAACAAAGAATCTTCTTTTATTACTTCACTTAATATTCCATTGCCACATCCAAAATCTAATAGTCTAAATTTATTGATCGTATTTATATGATTCAATAAAACTTTAATTGTATTTTTTGTATATGTATAGTTAATTATTTCCTTTCCAAGCTTTATTCTAATCTCAGATAAAGAAATAACATCCTCTAAACTTAAATCTGATGGAACATTAGGGATATAAAGATTATCCATGTAACGATAATATTCATTGTCATTAATGTACAAATGCTCTTCAGAGCGAGTGGGTGAATATAATATATTATTGTAGCTTTTCATTTTAAGCTCCCATGAACTTATCTATCACATTTAACTTCAAAATCACCCCTTTCTTTCGTTTACTTCTTAAGTATAGCACTCTCAAATAAAAAAACACTAAAAAAACTCCAAAAATAAGATCTAAGTAATAGAGCCAACAAAAAAATCTATTTAAAGAAAATACCGGCGGGAAGAATATATAGCATATAAACCATACTGCTAGAGGAGTAAATAATATTACTGTCAATGAGTGTTCACTCCTTGTTTTATTTATATATACATATTTTGTAAGTATTGAAATACAAAGTAAAATCCATAAGGCATCAATATTAAATATACTTTTTAGGTGAAAGGGAAATATCAATTTAAAATTATCAGAATCCTGTCTGGTTATATCAAATCCAAAAGATAGAAAAAGTGATAAAAATAAGCTGAAAATGATTAAATTTTTCTCCCGAGATATAATTTTATCACTATTTTCAAACTTTATTGTAAGATCTAATTTTTTTAGTCCAATTGAAAATATTTTACTTTCAGAAGCAGTATTCATTTTTACTCTTAATAGAGAGTTGCTTTTTATTCCTAACTTAACCCACTCTTCAAAGTATATCATTTTATTTTGGGAGTAAACTTTTATTACTTCGCAATTAGATAGATCAATGTTTGTGTTAGAATAGCTAATAGATGCTCTAGTGTTTTTTAATGAGTATTTTTCATCAGTTAATAAATAGACTTTGAAATCCGGAGATGAGTACTTTGCTCCTAATAAATCAATACAAAAATCTAATTCGAGATTCTTTTCGTTTCTATCTATATTTACAGTTATTATATTTTTAAACCAAAATCCATTAAGGATTAATTTTCTATAAGGTTCTGGTAGTATTAATTTTGTTTCACAGTCATTTAATACAACACCATTAGCATTGGTTTTTATCTTCAAAGGTTTTATTAAGGATTTTTCAATATTATCTTTTTCATCTTGCTCTATATAAAAACAGCCTGAGCATGGATTGTTACTATTTAGATAATTATGTACACTTTGTGGCGTGGTACATTTAGTGATTTCATTTAGCTTTTCTACTGTATTATTTGTAAATATTGAATTACCCCCCCAAAATTGTTTAAGAATATCTTCGTTTTGAAAGAATGAATGGCAATCATTAGTGTCGTTGTATTTTATTTTTGCATCTTCATAATTATATTTATATGATAAAGTAATGTCGGGCTTGTTTGTTTCTGCATTCATTACAACCGCATTGTAAATGGTTATTTCTCTTTGATTTTTATCAAGGTCTTTTACAATTATAAATTGAAAGAATTTATCTATTGAAATACTATCATTTTTACTTCCATTATTTTTAATAATTGTTTTTAGGTTCATTTAAATCACCATTTATAAGAAATTCACAACTAACAGATTGTACTTTAAAAGTACAATTGGACCATATTTTTGTACGCTATGATATTCAAATTTATACTTAGATCAATCAACTTATTTAGAAAATATAAAAGTACACAAATTTGAACAATTCTTCCCCAAACGTATTCCCTACCAAAGCCCATACACCGCCTAGATTCGAACCCTCCGCACAACTGCACAAAATCCCACCTCTTTTGTGTGCGGGCGAGGCGGGGGAGCAAGCGCGCGCAAAGGGGTAAAGGTGAGCCGCGCTGGCTATGATGTGATTAGCTTGTGAGTGGTGTTATTTGTGAGTATTCAGGCTGTACAGCTGAGATGAGATAAAAAATAGATTTGGATATGTCGAATAGATAAAACGGCGCTATGGCCGTTCTATTGCGTATGAAAGGAAATGTGGATGGCTAACGTGAATTGGATGGCTTATTTATAGTTAGGCTCTTTATCCTTAGCCTGTGTCACAAAGTCCAATAATGCATATTGTTTAAAGCGGATCACCTCAACGCCTAGCATGTCGTTAATCGACTTCATGCTTTCCATCAGCGGCAGCAACTCATTGAACCAAAATACCATTGCGGCTTTTTCGATATCACCAAGGCTACCGGCGCCTTGCGGAATGATCCCCATCAATTGTGGCGGTATGCGGTGCATGGCCAACAAATCATCTCGTGTGGTGTCTTTGATACCAACAAACTCATCTTTGGCGCTGATTTGTGAGAATGGCAGAATCTGAATTCCATCCTTTTCACCATTGGCGGCATACACAAAGATATTCTTAAATGCTTTTCCTTTGCGGGCTTCGGTGAGTGATTTTTTTAATGACTCGACGGCTTCATCATTTGCAAGAGCCGTCGAGAGATAAACCATCACACCGGCGTGACTACCGTTCTCATAATAATTAGTTCGAAATAGAGTGGCTGAGTGATTCAAATTAGCTGAAATGAGCCCTGCTAAATAATCGGGAACGCCGTAAATCTCTTGATGAATACACGGGTTTTTCAGATGAAGAACGCTATTTTTGCGGAACTCATAGGCATCTTGGTAATTTTTCACTTGCCAATATTGCCCCTCATTAACACCGGCGCGGGTGTATTTTGCCAACGAGGGTTTAAGCGTCAGTATGTCGCCGAGTCGATTAATGCGTTTTTCAAGGTAGCCATTGCCAAAAACTACAAAGTCTTGTGCAAATGAGATGAAATCAGGTCGCGATAAATAGGGCGTAGGTTCAAAGCAACTGGTGATCACATTACGCTTAAATACCAAGGGGGATTGATGATAAGCCGCAGACGACGTAAACGAGCGCGCAATCCCATTAAAATCAATCGGAGTTTCATACCAGCGGCCATTATGGGCGCATTCCATGCAGTCGAGTAGATCACTGCCACTCGATACAATTGAGGGTGAATCAAAGGTGAAGGAGCAAAATTCAGGGGCTTGTGCTTGTGCTTGTTCGTTTGTTGCTGCTAATTCAGTGGATTGGTCCATGTTTAAAACTCCATTACTTGCGCGCCAGTGCTGCCAGTTTCACTGGATATGGCTTCATTAGAGAAAATATTCATTGCGGCCCATGCCAGATCGCCATGGTCTAATCCACGTACACGGCTTGATTCATACGTGATAATCCCGCTTGGGGTTTGAATTTTCTTGATGGTCATCAGTGAGGTGATAAGCGGCTTGTGTAGTCCTGCATCGTATTCAAAGCGGCCACTACGGATCAGCATTTGCATTTTCATGATCATCATGCGTTTGATAGGGGCGGAATAGTTAAGTAGGTTGGCCGCGGGGAAGAATTTAACGACAAGTTCGTGTACAGCGGCGCCTGTACCCCCCGTGCCATCGATAGTGATGGATTGCACGTTATAACGTTGTGTAATACGTCTAATCTCTTCCGCTTGTTTTTCAAATGCCATGCCGCGTAATTGAACAGTTTCAATAATGCGAAATTTACCGCCACTCACTGCCGGAGGTGATGCGATAACAAGCCCTAAACCATCGCCATTATCTCCGGTACCCGTTGGGTCGGCACCAACCCAAACAGGGCGATTGCCTAATGGGCGAGGGGCGTAAGGTTTCCAATCGGACCATATATGGCTGTTGTAACCATCCACACCGCAATTAATCAATGCATCGTAACTGAATGCTCGTTCACCCGTTTTAACAAACTCACATTCGTACAAATTGCGAAAATCATCAGGCGGGTTTTCGTCTTTGATTTCCTCCAAGATAACGCGGTTAAGTCCACGTGCTATGGCATCGTGAATATTAACGATTTGTCGCCACATACTATCACCAGAGTAATGACCAAACTTTAATACCTTATGGGATAGCTCAATGATTTTGCGTTCTTTTTCAGGTTTTCCTTTGTTATAAAAATCCCCGGTCCAAAACTCATAGGCTTCGTGATCTTCACTGGAAGGTGTAGAAAAATAGGTACGACGTAAACCCGATTGTGTGGCCATCGCTGAAGCAACCTTCCGCAATTCCAAGAAACGCGATACCCAAAATACCTCATCGAAATAGAGGTCGCCGGTATACGATTGCGCGGTTGCAGCAGCGGTACCAAGGAAAAACAGAATAGCGCCGTTGGATAACATAATTTCATCGCCACCTTTAAGCTCAACCCCCACTTGCCTTGCTAGCAACTGAATAAAGCGTTTGAACTGAAAAGCTTGGGCGCGGCTAGCAGAGAGAAATATTTGGTTATTACCGGTTTCCAATGCCGTCAATAAGGCCTCGCGAGCAAAATACCATGTCGCCCCGATTTGCCGTGACTTTAGAATAAATCGGTTGCGTTGCGAGCGCTCATCCCACCATTGGCGCTGATACTCAAATAAGGTACCCAATACTAACGTTTTCAGCTGTTCAATTTGT